GAATGCATAGTTATATCAGATTACGTCCTTAACGTCAAGCCAATTCGGACCAATTTTTGCCTCTAATAATAGAGGTACATTGAAGTCAACTCCCCACCGTAAAGTGATGAGTTCAGGTAGTGCATCATTAGTAGCAGCTATGACATTGATAACCTGCGCTTCTTCGTCAGGGTGTACGTCAATAACAATACTGTCATGCACTGAGTTCACTATACATGATTGCATACCCTTTAGCAAGTCATCAATGTGCAATAAAGCAATCGGAACAATATCCGCTGTAGCGAATGACTGCACAGGGTAATTCTTAATCTGTGTAAAGTGAGAGACACGCCCTGTAGATTTACGTACCACATCAGGGAACGCAAACTCTCTGCCACTAGGCGTGGTTATCTTTTGTGTGTTCACAGCTTCTTTAGCCAATCGGGAGTGCCAAGCGGCAACTCCTTTGTACTTCGCTGTGAAGTGTTCGTAGTATGCTGCTTCGGCTTTGCTTCTGCCATATCCTGTCGCGCCGTAGAGTGGAGCAAACGTATGCGCTTTCGCATCCTGCCTACTCGTAGGCTGACCAGCATCACTAATAACTTTAGCGGTGTATGCATGTACATCAAATCCAGTAGATACTTCTTCAATAGCCACCTCGTCCTGTGATAAGTAAGCGGCAGCACGAAACTCAAGCTGCGCAAAGTCAGCTTCCATTATCTTACCACCATCAAATCGTGACACAAATACTTTCTTTACAGGAAACGTGCCGCCACGTGGCATGTTCTGCATATTAGGGTCAGCACCTGAGAACCTGCCAGTAGCAGTGCGGTGTTGCAATAACCTCACGTGCAGCAAGCCATCTTGCTTAGTATGTAGACGGATACCATCAACAAAGGATGACAGGTATGTATCTACAGCAGATAACCTACGCACCTTAGATAAGAAGTCAACTGCATCAGTCATGCCTCGCGACTTAGCACCTGCCTCAAGTAATTCTAGGTTCTGTTTGCTAGTAGAAAACCCATTAGCACTAGCCCACTTAGGTGATGGTGGCTTGAACTTTAAGCCAGCTAACTTGCTACTAGGGGCAAGCGTAAACCCAAGCGTATCACAGTTAGTACACCTACTTGGCTTTGCAAAAGGCTCACCATTCTTTTTAGTCTTTCTTATGTAGCCTGTACCGTTACACGTGGAACATTGTTCTGCCACAGTACGATACAGCTTTGTAGTACCACCAGCAATTAAGCTACGAAAGTCTGCGTCATCCATGTAAGGGTCAATAGCATTACCCCAATATGGTTTATCCAGCACCTTACGGCTGTAGATAACCCAAGACAATTGCTCTGGGCTGTTGAGGTTGATAGGTGTATCACCCATCAGCTTACGTACATGAGCCTGTAAGTCAGCGGTTAGCTGCTGCTTCTCCTGCTCAAACTCACTGCGTACCTCTTCTAGCTTAGTCAAGTCAACGGCAAAGCCTGTCTGATATATCTTAGTCAGACACTTAGCCACACGGTTAGTAAGTCGCGCAGTGGATAGTAGTCCTGCATCAGCGGTAGTGTTTAGTCTATGCCATAGCCTGTCAGCAAGCTGCTGCGTAGCATGAAGGTCAGCAGATAGATACTCACACAACTCGTTGTATGGTATGTCTCGTGTACTGTAACCCTTCTTGAAGTACTCCTTGAGTGTATCCTGCTTCTTAGTATCTAACTCATAGCGTTCTGCACAAGCCTCTAGCGATAAAGGTTCTTTGATGCCACGCTGCAAGACATACTCAACAAGCATTGTATCAAACACTGCACCATCATACTTGAAGCCTGACTCCCATAGCCATAGCAAATCATGTGCCACGTTGTGACAGATAAGTACAGTAGCTTGGTCAAGATACCACTGCACACGCTCATGGTAGTCAGCCTGACTAGGTACATCAGCATGGTCAAAGGGGAAGTGCTGCTCAACGCCTTGGTCAGTCAGTACGCCTACCATAGTCAGTGAGTTGTTAGGCTCAAAGGGGTCAAGGTGCATCTTACCACCACGGTGTGTGACAGTGTTCTCTACATCAAGTGTTAGCTTCATCCATGATACCTCGCTGTTTGATAGTCAAGTTCAACATCTATTATGCCGTGCCAACCATTAAGTTTATTCTTAACGATATTTATATTACGTACAGGGCTGTCCTCTTGCTCACCTTCTACAGTAGGTGACTTACCAATCAGTATCATCAGGTCAGCTTCAGCAGCCTTACCTGTACGTGAACCTTCCATCATGGACTGATTAAGCTGTGACCTACCCTCTGCATCAGCAGATAGCTGCGACATATAAAACACGGCACAATCATAGTTCTTAGCAATTTGCCTAGCGTAGATAGCGCAAGCCTTGAGTGCTTCATCTGGTCTGGCATAGTTACCTGCCACACCGAACTTATCTCCCATATCTAATACAAGTATGTCAGGGTTCTCTGCTTTACATACAGATTCAACCCACGACATATCTCTACCACCCGCATCCTTAATCTTAATGTTCTGCATCACAGGTTCGTACATAGCTTTAGCTTTTCCCATGTTGCCCTTCACTTCACGAGCAGACATACCAGCAGCGGCAGTCAAGTACCTAGCACCCACACGGTGAGTAGGCTCTTCATTACATAAGATAATGCACTTAGCACCCTGATGAGCAAAGCCACCCGGCGCAGCAATCAAGCTGGCGTGGAAAGATGTCTTGCCTGTGTTGGGTCTAGCACCTACCTCAATAAGCTGACCACCTGACACACCCTCAACTAACCGTGTTACTGATGGAATGTTGAATGCCCACTTAGCTTCCAACTCAGCTTTAGCCATGAGTGTTTCAATCGTGATGTCATCCCACTCAATGTTGAGATTAGGTATAAAGTCATCTCCATATGCCTCAAGTAGATTGCGTAACTTTTCAAGTGTATTGCCATCACCGTTGACCATATCAAAGCCAATGTTAGCTACGTCCTCACCTATAACCTGTTGAAATAGTTTAGATAATACCTCTTGTGCTACGTCACTACCCATAGGCTGCTCACGTTTTATCTGCACAAACAAACTATGATAAGATGCTTTCTGTGCCGTAGTAAGTGTAGGATTGTTTGACATGAACAATGCCTCAATCTCATCAGGTAATACAGTACGCTCGTACCTATCCATAGCATCATCAATACAAACTTTAATCTTACGCACATCTGTACTAAACAATCTATTAGGACACTTGGAACCACGATGCTCATCGTAGAACTCCTTATCCATTAAACTTCTAATCAGTGATAATTCCATGTAAATTCTCCATATCTGTCGGGTTACGATATTTTAAGTCATCAGTCAGTCGTAGTACACGAACATCGTTCACGTGTCCACGTAATTCTTTTGCCATCAACAATGTCTTCGGTAGCGCATCGGGGTCTAACGCTATTACGGCTGTTGAGAACTGTGCAAGATACCTTTTATGCGACTCTTGCAAAGATGTGCCAAGTATCGCAACCCCGACAAAGTTACCGTAACCAACAACGGCTGCACTTACACAGTCCTCAACAACAACTGCGACTTTACCACAACCATGTGTGTATGGCAAGCCACTTTTTCCATATCGTTTCCATTTAGGTAGACGCTGACCAGATAACGACCTGCCTGTACCATCTACCATCTTACCTTCGTGCATGATAGGAAACACCACACGGCTTTCCTTTACATCATACAACAAACCTAATTTATCTATATCCAATCCCCACTTATCACACCACCTGTTCATGTACACATTATCACGATGGGGTATGATATACGTAGGTACTTCAAAGGGTGTAGCTTCAGCGAACTCTTGGGCATTACCAAAACCTGCTCGTATATCATCTACAGATAGATGGACACGTGTGCCACCCTTAACACCACAGGTCATACGATAGCAATTCCATACGAGACTACCCATATTATTAGTCACAGTAAAAGTATGTTTGCCACAATTAGGGCAAGCCATTCTCTTAGTATGACCATTAGCTATATCTAACTCTTTAACTATATTATATATATTCATTGTATATCACTTTCCTTTGCGGCAGTTGAATGCTTATATCACGAGTTCTTACGTGCTGTCAAGGCTAATTCTGCACTCTTGCGTGTATTTTTCATGTAAGGTTTTACTGAACTAGGATTAGCGTGTCCTGTAACCGACATAATTTGTCCCATACCGACACCTGCCTCAACCATTTCAGTAGTGCCTGTCCTTCGCAAGTCAGACAACCTAAGTTCCTTAGATAACCCTGCTGCATCCATCAATGCCCTGCCGTATAAGGGTAATTTTTGTAATGAGTAGGGTCTGTATTCACCTTGTATAGCATAAGGACGAGGGGCAACATACTTCTGAAAGCCAAAGTCCTGTTCTTGCTGCTTCAACATCTCAAACAAATCATCTTCAATAGGCAGATGAACATCAGCATGACGCTTCGATTGTTCAATGTGAACAGTCTGTGTTTCAAAGTCAATGTTATCCCATA